TCATTGACAGTCAGGCACGGTACATTCTTGTGCTTCTTTCTGCTCTCATTGCATTTCGGACAAATAGTGTAGTATCGGGATGCCCCCGACTTGGTATGGATCCCCAGCTCCTCAAACGTCATGCCTTCAAGAATTTCTCGCTCTTCTCGTTTCGTAAGATAAACTTGGGACCTGTACCTTCCGAATCCTGGAATGGATACACGGTATCAAACTCAAAGTAGATCTTACCTTCAAGAATGGAAGGTCTGGTCTTGTTTGTGATAGTAGATACCGGAAGTCCGGACAGGTTTGCGAACTGATTGACGGTAAAAACATTGTATCTCATCATGCTTTTAACCGCCAGTAATGGGAGGTTTCTCTTTATTGCCAGCTTCTCTACCAGCGCAGGATCAGTCTTTACGAACTTGCACTCTACGCTCTGGGCAACAATAACATTAACATCGTTTTCTGCTTCTGCCATATTTGCTGAATTAATTTCTCAACAAATATAGCAAACAAATTTAATAAAACAATATTTCAATTAAAATTAAACGCCACTCCTGTCAGAAGAAAGAAATTTTTAGTAGAGATGTTGTACCCACCACCGAAAGCAATGTATTGCCACAACTGTACGGTGCCGGCCAGAGAGATTTCTGCCGGAGACACCTCGCCTATGTCTGTGCCAAATAACACTATTGCGCTAAAGGCATAGTCCATATATGGCTCTCCGTTCTGTTCGGTAAAATGGCCTATGGTAAGACCTGTTCCCAAAGAAGATAGGGGGGTAACGAGAACCTGATCTGAGAAAGTGAACTGCATTGCTGATACCTGTACTACTGGCCGGAACAGCCATTGGACGTTTACCCCCCTATCGTTTGTTGGTATCTTATCCGGAACCCTTCCGAAGAAGTTGTTCCATTTGTCCTGGGCATTTAAGGATGTTGCAATAACTCCTAATAATGCCATAATTAGTAATGTCTTTTTCATTTGTTCAGTTTTTTATATTCCTGTGCTTCTTCATACATTTTCACAAAATCAATACCTGGCTGATCCCATATCTCGCGGATCTTCGTGGCAAGATCTCTCACATCCTTTCCAACCTTGAGCATTAATGTCCTGTCTTTCTGAACATCTTCGCTGTAATAGGTCTTGATAACGCTATTGAGAAGGTCAACGTATGGATGCTGATATAACTTGTACTTCTTTGCCGTCTGGAGTACCCATTGAACATCTTTTGCTCCATATACAGGAGATGCGCGGAAGATACCCAGGTCAGTGATATCAAACTTCATCTCTCTCTGCGCTATCTTGCCCGTAAAGGCATCTGCGCCAAGTTCAACTCCCTTCAGCATGTATTCTCCATAGTAAGGGAACTGAGCCATGATGAAATCATCAACCATACGCGCATCCCACTTAGGCTCTCCACCAAGACCAGAGACTTTCTGTAATGCCTGGCCAATGACTGTTGCTCTTTCGGTATTGCGGAGAGATATTGAGATATCCATCTCACTTGGAGGAATAATCCATTTATCCCGGAAGAAGTCTCTCTTGGTTGCTGCATGAAGTATTCCTGCAAAGCCACCGGTAAGTCCGGCAAAGTCAAACGGGAAGAATGTCTTATACCCCAAACGATACCAATCCTCTGTAAATGCTTTGTCATCATTTAGTATCAGATTATCAAGGATCCTCTGTACTGATGATGCCATATAACCAAGTTCAAACGGCTTTGGTATTGATAGCCATCTACCATTGCCCAGGGGAATATTGAAATACATATCTCTCTGGTATGCCGGTAACTGCTTATATTCCTCAATGGTGTCATCATCCATCTGTGCGATCAGGATACTGTTGGCCAGGGCCGGAGCCAGTGCTATCATTGCCCACCATGCTAAGAAGTTCCCTGGATTATCCCTGGCTGACCTCACAACCTTTGCCAGACCCCGTATTGCTGCATTGGAGAACACCACGAACTGATTAAGGCTCTTCATGTAGGTTCCTGCCACATGGAAGTCAAGAAGGTCCCTGGCCTCAAACGCTGCTCTTAAGGTAGCCTCATAAGGACTTAATCCCATCTTGATGCCCTTGTCGTATTCGGCCTTATACAGACTTATACGGTTGATCTTCTCTGATTTTGAGAAGAAGTTGTCAATGTTATCCCAATTTGTTTGAACGAATGTCTTGAAATCCATAAAATACTTGTTGGGATCCTTGGAGTGTTTGAACATCCATTCTCTCTGCAGACGATAATAGTCAATCTGATTCTTGATATAAAATCCGAATTGACCACCACCAGTAAGATCGAGCATGTGTCCTGGCGTTTCTCCATAGAATAACATCTCTCTCTTGATGTTTGGCAATCCCTTTGCCCCGCCAACGATCAGCCTCGTAAAGAAGTCTCGTATTGGGTTCCTGATCATAAAAGGAAGTGAATGAGTCACCATTGTCCTTAATAGGCTTGGGAAGTACGTTGCCCATTTCGGGAACATTGGACTATCGTTCAACCCCTTGAGGCTGGCATAGACATACGGATCCTGTATGGTTATCCATAATGGCTTACCACGAATGAGGAATTTCAATGATGTTCCGGCTTGCCCTGGGATCTTTGTGATATATCCTATCCCGGCTATCTCAAACTTATCTTTATCGTAAAATTCCCTATCTCCTGTGAACGCCAAGGTCCATTGTCTGAGAACATTGTTCTTGTCCGTGTTTATAATAATAGAATGTGCGGTTTCAATCTGCACTAAATACGGGTCCACAATGGGATGAACGCTTCCTTTGATCGGATAAATGTGCAACCGGCCTTCATATCCCCTGCTATCCCTTCCTATGGAGTAGAAATCATTGAACCCTTTTATTTCCCAACTCTCTGTCCCAGGTCCATGTTCTCTGAAGTAACGATGGAAGGCAATATAATGCAGATCTTCAGTAGAGATAAGTTCATATAACTCATCACTCATTAATCCACCCTCCCAGGCATACCTGTTATAGTTCATCACATTTAACAGATACCTCCTATTGAACTCTTCAATCTGTTCTGCCTTTCTTGGATCGGAAAGTTTTAATGCCTCCCACTCCTTCTTCGTCTTGTCGGCAACCATCTTATCTGTTTCACCTTCCTGTGCTATGCCATAGATCGCATCATTATCATGGTTGTATCTGTCTGCCGGAAAGAAAACCTTGTCAGGATCAAGTTCACCTTTCATTATTTTGTTGACGATCCTGTTGATCTTTGCCGAATATTTATCCGCAATGTGCGGATACTTTCGCAATATATCCAAAGGAGGCAGCATGTCACCTGGTTGAGCAAGGTCTATCTTAACCTGTTTGCCGCCAAGTTTCCATATAACCTCAAGGATCCTGTCGGCTGCATTAAATCCATAAGCTAATTCCAAGAACTCTCTCATCTCCGGGAGACTGCTATCCGGTAATGCCTCATATTGCCAGGGGAAGCTGATAGCTTCACCAGTGATGGGATCTATCTGCCGTTCCAACTTATTGTTAGTAACGCCAAACATCATCATGTCACCAATCTTATCCATGCCACCAAGTAAAAGATGTGACAGAGTTATGAAATTCTCACTTGGAGGAACTTTCTTCGGATCTTTAACATCTTTGTCTTTCTTCTTAGACATTGCCCATCTCCATGCCTTCTCTGCTATACGGCCTTCATCAAGCCACTTCAGAGCAAAGAGATCGAACTTTGTCACTACCCAATCACCCATCTTTGAGGATGGTTTAAACAGGCTTGTCCATCCCCAGGGAACCTTTCCTTCTTTCGGCAGTCCCCATTTGACATGTTTCCTCATCCGGTCAACACCACTGGCACCAAGATATTCTCTGAAATCGGTGCTGAGAACCTGTATGGCATCCCAGATCTTTGGACTCATGCGCTTAACTCTGGCCTCGAACCACCTGGTAAACTCCGGGAATGACCTTGCTGTTTCAGTAGGATTGACAAGATATGCACGGAAGAACTCTGCCACGCCCTCTTTCATCTTGTACATCAGAGGATTCTTGTCTCCCTTGGGTGGATTACTCCCGAACTGCCATAGTTTCTTAAGTTCAGGTTGGAATAACCCGTATAATGGTTCTGCCTCCGGACCAACCAGGCCGAACATATCATCAAGCCTGTGTCCAAGTTCATGCGTACCAACTTCCAATCTGCCTTTGAACAACTTATCAACAACAAGTTTTCCTATTGACGGTGTGTAGGATCCGGCCCCTCTTCTGACAGACTTATCCCAGAATATCTTCTGGTCAATAACATCAGCAAAATCCTTAAGTATCTGCCATATCGGTTTAGGCTCTTTCCCCTCAATAGGCTCCGGCTGTATCCTCTCGCCCATATTGGCTTTGCTCTTTGAGGCTTTTACCTCTGCCTCTGGCCTCTTCTCTCCATGACCATTAATATTCTTGGTTGCTCTCTCAAACTCCCGAACCATGTTTATCCCACTTCCCTGGCTTGAGGATCCCTTTACTACATTATCGGCACGGACCTCAAAGGTTTCTCCGTAATGATCCTGTATGTATTGGAGCAATCCTTCAAGTCTTGGCTCAGACACAATACCGACCATCTTATCACCATGCACATTGAAGATCTTATCGTAAACAAACTCCTGCAGTCCTTTGTCTCCCCAATATTTCTCACCTCTGGACCTCGATGCCGGCACACGCAACTTATACTGGACCTGACCCTCATAGTTGGGTCTGTCTTTCATTATCTGGATATTGCCACTTGAACTCTCAACGTAGTCCATCGGTGACAATGCCTTGATGATATTCAATGCCCTTGTTGCAGGAACAATAATGCGGTTCTTGTCCTCTTTCACATAGTTCTCCGGAAGCAATAATCCCTTCCGGACCGATCCATCCTGCATGGTATATTCTATGAGCCGGCCCTTGTATTTGGCCATGCCCTGCAGAATGTTTCCGGTAATAACAAATCTCTTCTCCCTGTTCCTGGCCGGCTTGAGTTTATCCCAATCCCGTCTGGTTTCCTCCTGCTCCATTCTGCCAATGCTATAAGAGTTGGCAATGATCTGGCTGACATGAGTATCCTTACTGGCCGGGATCCGGAACCTTCTGCGACTATCTGCCGTTGCAAAATTGAGCATGATATTGCTCGGTGCATAAGGATTAGATTTGGCTTCATTGATATCAAATCCCAGGAATACACCTTTATTCATTCTGATGAGTCCAAGTTGATCGTTCTCTGTGAATGGTACCTCAACCACCCTGCCAGGATAGAAGAACCTGATTAATTTCTCGGTCTTATCTTTTATGTAGGTTGCGCTATCAAGATACATGTTTGTCATGGTCTGATGCTTATCCTCCATTTGCTCAAGCTGTTCTTTCAGCCACCACTCAATATCCTCGGCCCTTCCTTTCTTTCCTTCTGCCTCTTTGCGCTTGGCTGCTATGTTTGCATCAAAACTCACTTGGAGATCTGCTATCCTTTTCCCATATACAGCATCAACACCGGTCCTCATCTTCTCAATAAGTGCAACATTGTATTCATCATCAGACTTGCCGTCAAGGACAGCGTTCACAGCCTCGTCAATCTGGACCTTTGTTAAAGGTTTGCGTAAAATATCAACTTCGATTGTCTCCAGGGTAGTGTCATCTCCAAAGATCGAGATGCCTCCCTTGCCAATGATGACCACTTCTTTCTCAACTGTCACGGCATTTAATGGCTCATTTTTTACCTCCAGGTCATTCTGCCCACTGGCATTGAGATATTCAATCTCTGCATTATATCTCTGAATGATCTCAGTATAGAACTGTTCCTGTCTGTCAATAGGAAGAACGGCCAGCTTGCCGGTTATCTTATGAGCCAATCCGCTTGCGTCATCTTTTGTCAGATCAACGGGATCTCCCATGTCGCTATTCAGGTCCGGGTTCTCCCTCATGTATTCAAGGACAATCTTATCTCCGTACTTATTGAGGAAATCAGTTGTCTCAGTAATGGACTTGCTTGACTGCTGATTGGATGTGGTATTGGCATAGAGAGACTTCAGCTTCTTGGCATTCATCATCGCTATTCTCTTCTCTGCCGGTAAGACAGAAATGACATGGATATACTCAGGCTTATTCACCTGGTCTGCCCTGTTTATCCTACCATCCTTCTGAACTACCACGTTGACATCAAGATCCGGCTGAAGGTTTATCCCAACCCTTTGCTTGGTGTCATTGAATTTCGGTGAACTATGTGCAGACAACCCGGTGGATCCGGACACGTTGGCTATGATTGCCCAACCAGGTTCGTTGTTAAAACTGTTGATCAACTTGTTCTTGTTCGGCTTACGATTGGGAATATACTTGCCCTTCATGTAATCGTCAGTCAACTCAAACCTTGATTTACGGCCTGTTATCTCTGCAATCTTAAACCCTGCGTCCGTTATTCCTTTTATGAGAACATCAATGGGAGATATCGTAATCCCGGTTGATACAGCTTTGATCTTTTCAATCAGTCTCTTATATTCTGCTGCACCCATCTCACTCAGGTCGGTGACATCCAACTGATGCGGCTCATGTACACCCGATGGAGTTTTTAAGGTATATCTCATCACTCCGTTCAGTCCTCTCTTAAGAACTTCCCGGAAGTCTGTTTCAATAGTCTCATTATAGTCCAGATTGAGATCGTCAATCATGGCCTCCATCGTGCTGCTTAAGGTAATGAATGGCTTCCTTCCTTTCCTTAACTCATCCACTATTAAAGGAATGACATGCTTTACTTTAATAGCGAGAAGCAACTGATTGACGATATTGAATACCTTGCTGAAATATGGATAGTTATCAACACCCATATTAACAGTTCCCTTCTTAATCCCTGCACTTTCTCCCTCTTTCTTTACCTCTTTATCCAGGGCCTCGATAACCGGCTTGATATGCTGTCTCTGGAAGTCAATTATTTCGTGCATGATCTTGGTGACAGCATCATAGTCCTTGCGTAACTGCTGCCCAAGTTCCGGATTATAGAACATACTACCCTCTTCATCATTGCCAAGAACGTACCAGTTCCTTTCAATGTTCTCCATGTTGAGTTGTCTCCGGGTGAACTGTATGCTCTCTGCAAGCTGTGAGGATATTATTTCCTGTAATGCAGGACCACCATTGACGATGGCGGCTACCAGGTCATCATAGGACATATTTGCCTCTCTCAGCACCGTTTTCATGGCATAGATTGGTAGGTTGTCCGGCCTTTTAGCGAATGTGGCAGACAAATAGACCCCACCCCTCGTTCTCTGTATAAACTCCTTAAAAAAGTTACCCGTGTTACTGGATCCGGAGGCATCATGGCTCTCATCCATGATGAAAATTGCGTTTGGAGCAATATTCAAGAAGAAATCCCTTCTTTTTAGGGCATTACCTTTATCAGTATTGAACTGCGAATATGTTGCCAGGACAAAATTAGTACCCTTCGGAAGCTCTCCTGTCTTTAACATTTGTTCATACTGCTTCTCACTCCAGATAAACATGGCCTCTTCCGTATTAGGCTTGTAGATCTTAGTCTTTTCTCCCTGATCTTCTTTGTTAAGTATGAATGGTATGTAATTCGGCTTGCCTATGTCGAACAGGTCCCGGTACATATCGGTGAATAGATTTGCTGTCTTGGTTATGAACACCGGTATGTATCCATTCTCAATAGCATACGATATCACCCCTGCAGCGATCCTTCCTTTTCCTACACCTGTCTGATCTCCGATAATCGTAGCATCTCCGTTCTCTATATTGAATACGGACATACCAATACCATCAATCTGTGATCCATAAAGCGCGGCAGACAGGTCATCAAGACTGTTGTACTTGAGTTTTTCCATGACATACTGATCTATGTCACCGACCTCTGCCCTTAGTTGCATAAGTGCATCCTCAAGTTGTTGCGCCATTGCACCAGGCACCATCTCGTTTCCGGAAGGTGTTCTGCTCAGTGGCACATACGGAATGACTGCATCTGTCTCCCGGTCTATCAGACCGAGGGATCTTCCAGTACGCTCAATAGGTTCTCTAGGCTGCTCTGGTGGTAGATCTCCTGGACTTGCCGGAGGTTGAACTGCTCCACGATCTCCGGTTTTCCGCTTAAACGGGTTCTCAAGGCCCCGAAGTGGCTTGTCATCTGTGGGCAACGGAGTATCTGGTCCACCTGGGCGGTCAGGCTCGTTTCCGGGACTTGGTTTATGTACATCTCCAGAAGTCGGCTTCTTTGTTTCTCCGGGACGTTCGCTAGGAGGGCCAGGTACCTCTCCCGGAGGGGGCTGTACAGGTCCGATATCTTCTGTATTCTTTGGGATGGATGAATTTCTACCACGAATAATCGTACTGTCTCTTCCGATGGCATCCATCTTGGATTGTAAAATAGCTTTTTCATGTGGGTCTGTCGTTATCTTGATTATTCTGTCATAGAGTTCTGTCCATCCGGGGACAGGATTATCTCTCTCTGTTCTCTGTGGAGCAATACCTTCAAATGCCGGCTTACGGCCATTGATGAGGATCAGTCTGGTGGGATAAGAGGTTCCCATCTTTGAATAAAGCTCACCAGGGATCTGTATTACATCCTCTACATAGAAATTTGAATACAGCCAGTTAAAGAATTTGAGATCTCCCCCGGTCATGTATCCGTCTTTGTCGTATTTCGTATGATCACCTATAATGACTGATGCCTTGCCTTCGTCTGCAAGGTTCTCAAGTGCCATAGCTACCATGTAGTGCGTACCTGAGAGTGTATAAGAATATTTCCCTGCTCCCTTGAAATCCCCTGTAACCTGTAATCCAAACGGAGGATTGGTATTGATGGCATAGAATAGCGGATGGTCAAACTTATCCTTCAGGCTTTCCCTGGCATCGTAGTTACTCGCGCGATATCCCTGCGATACAAGACTACTGAACCGGTTGGGATCAATCTCATTGATGCGGACATTCTTCTGGTTAGCAAAAATCACCAATGCTCCGTGACCACCGGTGGGATCCAGTATTGACTGCACTACATCGGAGTTGGTATAAACTCCCATCATATACCCAAGGGGTACGGGTGTGCTGTATTGCTGTAATTCCTTGACCTGGCTCGTTGCAAACCTGTCCTGTAATGGAAATGTATCATAGAGGGCAACAATGCGGTAGAAACGATCTGAGATCGTCAGAGAGGCATTTTGGGCAATACGTTTTGCCAACATCGTCAGAGCCATTTCTGCCTGATCCCTTATCGTGGTCAGATCCGTGATGCCAAACTCATCTTTGGCCATCCTCTTCAAATCTCCGGCATTGCCAATAGATACCCCATTATTGAGATAATATGCGATCCTGTTGGTGAAGAGATATTTTTTGAGATCTATCAGTTTCTTTTCTCCCTCTTTGATAGCCTCTTCAAGCTGAGTTATCCTTCTGACAATCTTCTCAGGTTTGGTCCTTTTGTCTCCTTTGGCTATTCTCCGGGCCTCTTGACCTATAAATAACAGAAGATCTCTTGGTGCTATTCCCCCAAAGTGATGCTGTAAGAAACGATATGAGCCAATAGCATCCCAATCCATTCCTATATGAGCCATCCATCTCTCTACCTCATTCTCCAGGCGAAGAACATCGGCAAGTAATTCGGCCGGCACGTTTGCCATAATGTACGGCTCCAATGAATCACCAGTGCCATCTGCCTTATCCAACGTAGCAAAGATTGATCCTGATGTTATTCTGACCGGATCCCTTGGAACGAACTGAATCTCTCCATACTTAATCTGTAATTCAAGTTTTCGTTCTTTTACGCATTCTTTAAGGTTCTCCAGATCGTTCTCCAGTGTCAGTCCTCTTGATGGTTTTACCGTTGCCCTGCTCCGGATCCATGTAGCCATATCCGGATCGCCAAGTTTCTCAAACTCCTGGGCAACCTCATCATAAGCCTTTGTTCTCTTCGGATCGTTATACGGCGGTTCCGGGATTACTTCCTTAACACGGCCTTCGGCAATTCCCTTGCGTAAAGTATCCAGCTTTGCATAGGTGAGGGGATTTCCCTCAATAGCCACCACCTTCATCGGGAAGGTTTGCTCTTCTGCAAACAACCCGTCATGGGCCTTGACTTTCTGAAAATACTCTGTCTCTCCCCACTCTTCAACGTGGCGTATCTCTATGGTCATGCCATTGGGTACACGAAACTTCTTCCCTACCACATCGGAGAAATCATCCTCTGGTTCTTCCGGTGCGTTCATCTTGGCCATGAGATTGTCCAGATCTTCTTTTCCAAAACTTCTGACCTTCTGGAATTGTTTGGACATTTTCTCCATAACATCTTCCGGCGCATCCATAGATACTGCACCATATCCCTGTTTGAGAAATGGCATGAGTTTATCCAGGACCGGTGCATCTACTTGAGGAATGATCTGTTCAAGCATATCCTCAAAGTCAGTTATCCCGGCATTGGCAAACTTGCGAACCATGTCCGAAGCGATATTCCGAAGTTGTGTCTTAAGCGCATCGTCCTCACCGCCACTCTCCATGCCAAACCCTGCTGCCGGGGGACCTCCCAAAAGATTAAGGAGATCCTTCATGTCCTTGAGATCCTTGGCTACATCTACTTGCTTTTTGACTGGCTTGGTTGGCCCTTTAACTGGTTTACTCGGGCCTTTAGTCTCAGGAACCGGAGGGCCTCCTGTTGGAGCTTCAGGTTCTTCTCCACCATAGAGTCTGGCTTCTTCTGCTGCCCAGTCTGCTTCAAGTCGTTTTCTGGCTTCATGTTCTTCTGCTATTGCTTGTTTGTATAACTGAATTTCTTTCTCGTCAATGATACCGGCCTTGGCCGCCTCATTTACTGTCTCCAATGTCAGACCACCATACCTCTCAACGAATGTAGTGAATTTGGCATCCTTAATAAGATTGGTGTGTTCTTCGATTGAGACAATTATTTTCGTATCACCATCTCCTTTAAACACCATCTCACCCCTCTGATACATCTGTTTCAGAGCATCCATGAGATACTGGCTGTGCTGTGTGCCTTTTCCGGATAATAAGATCTTTGCCGCTTTTGCAAGACCTACCTCTCCCATAGAAGGTGCATCAATACCATATAAGAACTCCCATGACTTTGCCATAAATCCGACAAAATCCTTCAGTCCGGGTTCTTCTATGGATGTCAGGGTGTCGTATTCTGGCTTTACGCTTATTCTCCTGGCCTTTGAGCCACCTTCATTAAAGACAGTGATCTTCCTTCCCTCAACCTTGAACGTGTAGCCTATCTCATTTGACAGGCTATTTATGCGCGGTATTAGCTTGGACTTGGCACTCTTGCTATTGGTGGAGTTATATTCCTCCATAAGAGAGACAAGTTCATTATTGGCATAGATCCTTCTTGCCTCTTTGTTCTTTGCCTTTTCTGCAAGATCTTTCTCGGTTGTTTTCTTCTCCTCTTCTGTCTCCGGTTTAATTCCACCGGCTTTTTCCCATAACGCAAATTGGCGATCCCATTCCTGTACTGTAATAGGAAATTCCTCGCCTGTTTCCATGTTTCTTACTATCCAACCCTTATCAGTTGTATCTAGTTCAGAGTTCTCAAAATCAATGGTGCGGAATTGCTGTTCTTTCTTTGCTCTGAATAAGATATCTCCATTTGGCTTTTCTTCTAGATCAAAGAACTTCTTTAGTTCCTCAAATATTTTTGGTACTTCTACCTGGTTATTCCGTGACTCCTTCTTTGAAATCAATCCGGCAACATCCTTGGGCAGATTGCCCATTGCGTATTTAATGATGTTAGTGGCCAACCCCTGCTTTTGCTCGTCTGTAACGGTGCTTAATAATCCCATTGAAAGGAACTTCTCTCCGTCAATATCAATGACCGGCTTCTTTAGTGTCAGTGATGATGCCTCTGTCTCACCATCTGGAGTATATACGATGTACTTATAATCGTTCTTACGATCAAGTATGTTTGGCTTATACTGGTCCGGGAACTGTGGCTCTGCGGCAGGCGTTACTTTTGGTGCCTCTTTTTCTGGAGTAATTGTAACGGGTTCCTCTCCCTTGCCAATAAACTCATCAACACTCTTATCGAAGATCTCACCGATGCTCAGATCCTTTATCTCCTTTGTAGGATTGTTAATCTTTCCCCAAGCAAGTTCAACGATGTCGTTTATATCTTCTTGACTGAAATCACCCTTGGCCTTAATACGGCTCTCGATCTCCGGCATTGATTCAAGGATATAATCCTGCAGCTCTTTCTCAAACTTTAAACCTAACTGCTTTTTGGCATATTCGATCTTAGCAATCTCATCCCGGTATGCAGCTCTCTCTTTTCTGCCCTCTCTTCCCTGGAACTTCTCTGCCTGTTTCTCTATATCTGCGATCTGCTTATCATAAGCCTCTGTTTGCTTTGTAAGCGTTTCCTGTGCCTTGACAAGATTACCCAGAAAATCCTTTGCCGGTGTCTCCATGATCTTGCCCGGCTCTCCGTAAGTATATTCCTTTTTGAGTTTTTCCGGAAGTTCAACCGGCTCCATGCCGGCTTTCTTCATCTCGGCTCCCTCTGCCTCCAGTTGCTTTAGCCTCTTCTCTATTTTCGTAGGCTCTGGTGTCTTGACATAGAACGCACCTGTTGACTTTCCAAGTCCTTTTGCGGGTGGAGGCCCTGCCGGTAATGCCTGGAAATCCTTGCCGTAATAACCTTTCTCTGCAAGGACCTCATTGAATACCTGTAATCTCTCGTAATGGTTCTCAAGTCTTAATGCAAGTTCAAGTCTGCTGCCAACTTTATAGTAAATGTCAGCCTTGACATCTTCGGCCAGAGCCTTTACACTCTTGCCTGTCTCGATATCTATCAGATCAAATCCAACTACTGTGCCTCTCTTGGTCTTTAATACTTCATTCACTTCATAATACACATCATCCATCTGAACAACATCCATCGGTTTAACATCTTTTAACGATGATGTTTTCAGAGTAACAAATCCGTCAAATGCCGGATCGTTATTCATGTTCTCCAGCACCTTGATGGCATCCCTGTTGGCATCAACGGCCATTCTGAGAACGCTTACCGGCATTTTTTTGGCATATTCCTCTGTCTCTGCAATCCTTTGCATCTTCAGATCTTTACCAGTGATAGGTTCCTTGGTCATATCCAGCCACCGGTAGAGTTCTTTTGCAGTATCAGTATATCCTTTTTCGTCTGCAGTTCTGGCAGCATTGAATACCTTGGCTCTCATTTTAGGATTGAAATATCCTGTCCAAGATGCGCCTCCGCTTTTACCCCACTTGGCTCCAAGGGGTGCTGTCATGGCTTTTTGGCTCCCGGTAGTCAAGGCTCCCATGCCTCCGAAGAAGATACCATTGACAGTAAGTTCCATCAGGACCCTTTTCGTTACCTCATCGAGATTAGGATAGAGATTATTCATCTCTTCTTTGATCGTGCTATCAGAGAGTAGCGCATTTGCCATCGCTGATGTAGCTAATCCGGCCTCCATACCCACCGTTGCACCTACGGCACTCTTATATGCCATATCAATGAACGGTTGCAGGATATTGCCCCATTTGCCCCTTAATTTGACTTCTGGCAGAAATAGATGTGCGGTATTGATACCGGTCATAAAGCCTGGTGTCATACCCATCATCCCTGTGAAGGCTGCTTCATCTATGGCAGATGAGATAACTAAACCCTTAAGTTTACTCACACTGGTTGGTTTGACCTCGCTGATCACCTTCCATCCGGTAGGCACCGGGTCTGCAAACCTCAATGTTCTGGTAAGAGGCTTACCGGCCTCTTTCAATACAGGGTTCTCAATTATCTTCGTGCCATACCTTAATTTACTGATTAATGGTGCAGACTTCAATACGTTTGTGGCACCACCTATGAGCATAAGCATCGGAAGGTCTGCCATAAGACTTCCGGAAAACGACATGGTTTGCTCAAGGAACCCCGGAGTTATCTGGTCAATCTCTTCGTCTGTCCAGCCTATACCTTCCCTCATGCCAAGTTCACCCATCTTCTGAAGGATAGTCTGCTCCGTTACCCTGCCTGATATTGGTGTTTCTTGTTTGGATATCCCCTTAAGGATTGCATCGCCCATGACCTCAAACTGATATTTGGCATCCTTCTTAATGTCCATAGGGCCTTCGTTGGCATAGTACATCCTAGATGCAGCTTCAAACATAGCTGTCTTTTCGTACTTCATCTTTTGGGCGTTCTCCATTGCCGGAGAGATTGGGGCCGGCCTAAACCCTACTGTCCGGGCAGCCTGTTGTGGATCAGCATAGGGTGTTGATGCTTCTTTATACTGTTTTTCAAGCCTTGCATATTCCTCATCCCAAAACTTCTTCTCAACAAACGCATCATTGACGATCTGGTGCAGCCTTTCCTTATCTGAAGGATTACTCGTTATTGATCCAGTAATGTTTTTATCAGTATCAATACTCTCATTAAAATCATTGATTTCTTTTTCAAGGTCTTTCTGCACCTTGATAAGATCAATCTGGGCCTTTTTCCACTCATCTACCTCCGGACTGGTGGCGATTAATGCTCCCTTCAAAGAGTCCTGTGCGGCCTTCCTCAGTTCCTCGACTTCAGCATAAGCCTCCATCAACTGATCCTGTTTGAGATCGAGTTGTTCTTTCTTCTTTGATAATGGATGGTCCGGTGATGATGCTATTGCACCATTGCGGAGTTGCTCCATGTACTTATTGATAAGAGCCAACTGATCTGCATCGGCCTCTGTCTCCGGCTGTAATTTCCTCTGGCCGGTAACGGGGTCAATGAACGTGCCTGGTTTGGCATCTTTGACATAAGGTTGTGCTTCCTGTTGTACTGCCTGTTCGAGTTTTATGGGATCCCATTTCTCCTTTAACTTATCAACCATGCTTCTGTTGGCAGTATAATGAAGCATGTCCAGTAACCGGTTACGGTCCTCTTTCGGAATACCCTGCTCCTTAAGGTATTTCTCAACCTTCTTCTTTTCTCCAAACCCTTCGGTCAGGACATATTGTTCGGGATTGGTCTTGATATAGTTATAGTCCGGATGCTCAAGCAATTTGGGGATTACTCCGGCTATCTTTTCTTCATTTGCGCGGACTGCCTGAAATGCTTCCGCGGACTTATTGAGATAAGTATCACTGATTACCGGCTTGATTGCGTCTTGCCGGGCATAGAATTGATCGTAGATTTGCGATTTGTCCACAAAATCTGGATAATCCAGTTCCGGAACGACTGGCTCTTGTTCTTTTTTTTTTGACAGACTGAGTTTAGCGATATTACTATCAATGAACTTTTGCCTTAATTCCTTGATGGTGTTTACATCTTTAAGGCCCATCTCATTATAATAGGGTGTTGAGATACTGTCAAAAAACTTCCCAAGAGTATTGCGCTGACTTACTGAGTCCTGGCGATATAACCGTTCATCAGCAAAGAACTGGTCCTTATCTCTCTGGTAAAGGTCTTTTTTTACCTTAAGAACATCAGGAGTATAATCTTGTGTCGGCTGATCAACCGGAAGCTCCGGTGCCGCCACTTCTTCTTTTTTGCGCTTTTTATCCATGTCTATTGTTCAAGGGCCTTGAATAGATCCTCGGTGGTTTTCGTTTTATCCTCAAACAAATTATTGATTTTGGACGTACTATTCAACTGTGTCTCCATATCATTGATGTACTTGTCATACGGGGTCCAATCTTGCTTATTCTCTTTTGCTGCCGTAAAGAGATCCTGTTTTACCTCATCATAAGGTACAATGGATGTTTCTGTATAAGACTGCGTTCTTCCAGAGGAATCTGGCATGTAAATATTGAATTGATCTCCCAACGATGCTGCCTGTCCTTCCTTGACCTGTTTGTACGACAATCCAAAGTGAATGTATGGTTTGTACTGTATCTGGTGAGGCGGAGCCATGCCCTGTTCCCTGGCACTGGCGTTCTCAAGTCTTATCTGCTCAAGAACATGCAATGGTATCCTCTCACCTGGCTTGATTGTCTCGGTAATCATCTCCGTACCCCTGGGATCCTTGACCTTTATTGCCATTGCTTTTGTGGCAACCGGGTACATGTTTGCCTCTACCGGAACTGCCGGGATTGCCTTGCCCTTGCCTTCTACCTGGCCGGTGATAGCATTTATGTTATTGGCAGAACCCATGATAGTTATGTTCTTAAACCCAAAGGTTGCTGCAATAGGTATGCGTCCAACACCCTCATAGGGTACAACTTTGTCACCACTCTTGCTTGATGTGTTGTAGTAGATATCCCTGACCTGCGGTTGGACAGGGTAATTGCCCGTAGTATCTTTCTCTGGAATACCATAGCCGGCTCCCATACCCCCTGTTCCGGAAATCCCCTGCTCATAACCTTTCTTTACCGGATATTCTGGACCGTAATTCTGCATGATCCAATCCTCTTTGTTCATCACTCCCTTTTCCGGATCGGCCTCAAACATCTTATCTACGGCATTCTTTATGTTTGTAGGTGCGGCCTTATATGCCTTGAGGATACCGGCTTTTGCTCTTGCAGGATCAACACCTTCCCAGGTTGACTTGCCCCATTTACCAGTAGTCTCGTCAATAATAAATCTACTGACGGTCTTATCTGTGCCAGGAACAAATTTCGGTATAGCCGCTTGAAAATATTTACCGGCATCCACCGGCCTTGCCTTACCAACAATAAGTTCTTTTGACAACGGACTTCTTCCAAGAACGCCACCCTCTGCTTTCATCCATTTATCAATCTGTTCCTGTGTTGCATTAATGTCAATGTCTCTCTCTTCTTCTGGTTTCCCGGCCTGTTGATTTATTATTTTTTCAACATCGCCAATCGTTGCTTTCTCCTGCTGCCAGACATCGTGTTTCTGTTTAATGTCTGCCAACTTTGTTCTGAATGCTTTTGCAATCTTCCTCTCTGCTCCGCTGGAAGGATCGTAGATGTTATATCCTTTACTTCCAAGTTCTACATATTGATCTTTAAGATTTTCAAGTTCACCACTTATCTCATCATAGCCCTGCTGATCTTCCCATCCCTTGATGTCAAGGTCAATGAGTTTCTTCCCGGCCTCAAAGTCCTTATCTCTTTTTTCCTTGAGTGCCTGACCATATTGTAGCCTTTCAAGCCGTACTCTTTGTACTGCCTGTACCGGATCGTATGATGATGGCCCGAAAAATGGTGCCGCTACAAAGCCGGGATCTATTTTACCGTTTGCCATTTCTATTAATTATTTAATTCCGAAAGCCGGAACATTAAGTGTTGTATTTTGCTTTTTGGTAATCTGAGCAATAATATCTGCCAAGTCTTTCTCGGAAACTGCTGATCCTCCTGTCCCTTTTCCTAATAATGAGGAAAGGATGTCCGTATTCTGCGTGGCAGTAGCAACGCCCCCGATATTCTTTACTGCCGCCATGACGTTCTGCCCACCGGACTCTCTCAATGCCTGTGCTGCCTGTGCTGCCTGTAAGTATGGCATTTCCTTATTCCAGTAGTCAACTCGTCTTTCTTCCTGATAAACTGGTCCCTGCAGAACATCCATGTACTGACCCTGTGCCTGGTATCTCTGCTGTGCTGCCTGTGCTGCCATCTGAGTATAGTTCTTTTGCTGACCAAGAACAAGTTTATCGAGCAATCCATAAGCCTCTGCACCGGATCCAAGTTGTGATGCTGCCCTCAGTCCTGATGCGGTTGCTCCGGCAATCTCATTGCGATAGATCTCCCCTCCGGGAATATCCTGGTCAAGTTGACGGGCATAGGCATATCCCTGAAGGTCCTTTATGGACTGTGAGGTTGTTGCTTTTGGTCGGGGATATTGCTCTTCAAGTTTATCTGCCTTCTTCTCCTGAAACGCACCCCAGATACCTTGTACTGCGGATGTCGCTGCCCCTATTAATGCTGCTATTGTTACTGGATCCATGATATTGTCTTTTTAGCCACTTCTTTCACTGTCTGTTGATAAAACTATTACTGAGTAAATCCTTACTTTTTCATCGTGTTCCTCCGTTCTCAATCTTACATAGCAATATCTTCCTCTTATCTCTCTCCCGTTCATCGTCCTGGCGTTCATTGTTGCAAAGTTACCAGGACTATTCTCATCCTTGAGTATTCTGCCATAATAAATGCCCTCCGACTTATTCCAAACAGCAACATACGTTTCCATAAGCACATAAGAGGCTTCATAGGGAATTAGGATATATCTGCTATTGCAATCAAACTGATGATCGGCATAGACGGCTAGAGAATTGAAAACCTTATTCTTTTCAGGATTGACATTGCTGACAAACTGAACATCACCTACCGTTGGAACCTTTGCCCATTCAAGCCAACCCTGTCCCTCATCCACATTCATTATGTAAAGTTTCTGACGATACATGTGGGCAAACCATATTCCCAGATGAACATAAGATTCTGTCTGTTGATCTATCCTGGTTATCCACCGGCCATGATGTTCGCTGAAGATCGCTCCCCAGACTACTCCGTTCATGTTCCAGTTAACCCAGATCTCATTATGCTCTACATTGGCACCAGAATTAACCAGTAATAAGCGAGATCCACCTTGAAGCGTTATCCATGCTGAAAGATCCCGGAACCATCTCTTCATCTTATAGTCAGAGATAGGTAGTTGTCCATTGGGTGCTGAACGTATGTATTTACCTTCGCTATTATCCCAATAATACAAGTTCCTATCATTAACCAAAACACTGTCCGGGTGCTGGCAGCCATAATTTGTTGACTCTTCCCTTGATGTGCCAAGAAGATTCTGAACCAAAGTGTAATTGCTTAATCCTCCATCGGCACTGAATGTCTGCACCCTGTTGATATAGATGCTTGTTTCTTTGTACATCTGAAGGACCTTGAGAGTAAATCCTATTTCTCTCAATGCAGTTATGTCTCCATTCTTTCTTGGTAAATCAACAAAGTCATTATACATGAATAGGGCAATATTGTTTACCTGAGTACCCTCAAGCAGTCTGCCTCCGTTTCTTATTCTCTCATGCAATGCTACCTGTTGCTGACTCACATCCCATAAGAATGGCCAACCCTGAGAGGTTAAGGCTGTCTGAAGATCCCACCAGTCACTCGGAGCAATGCTTTCTGCATAAAATGGCACTACGTTTACCGTTCCGGATTCATAGTTCAGTCTGAAATACTTCCAGCAATCATTGGCTGTATTAAATATCTGTGCCTTTGTTGTGGTATTTCCATAAAGATCTATTACTTGGTCTATGTCTCCTTTATGATATTTATTGCCATTTGCGTCAATACCTATCTCAAAGACCATCCCTGTACCATAGAATATGGTTGTTCCCAGACCTTTTCGTGGCCTATAAACTTCTACGAGAATATCATTTGCACCCTCAACCCATTCCGTAGGGGCATTTACGGCCTGTACGATAAGCCACTCGCCTCCAACCGCATCACCATACATGGTACTGGTTCTCTCAATCTCATAATCGAAGTTTTCCTCAAATTCCGTAACATCACCAGAACCAGTATCTATTGTGCCGATAAGCCTTAATCTATCTCCATGCTCCCATATATAGTCAGGAACTTTCCATCGGAGATTATTAATTCTTGTTTCATCCAAGGTATCCTGAATCATTACTGCCCATCTGTCATGAGTAAGATCCTTGATGTCATTGATCCTAATCTGAAGGAAATAATCCATAGATATATTTCCGGAATAAACAATCTCGTAAGTTGTTGCCCAATCCGGGGGCCGGTGATTTATGTTAAAAGTGAGATAAGCAATAGTTGTTGTAAGAACATCCGGTAATCCATTTGGATTACCTTTCATATACCAGGGCAAATAAATATCGAAGTCATCTGTCTTAATGACTGAGCATCTTCTTGCTATTTCATCTTTATATACAAGTCCAAAGCCATGAACTGCACCATACTTCAATACTGGATACTTTGTGACAGTTCCATAAGAAGTGTAATATGCGCTAACCTCATAGCCATAATCCGGGAAAACATCAGTAAAGTTTCCTTCGCTTGGTGGTGGAAATGTATGATAAACTCTATCTAATGGCCAGAAATCAAGCCAGAATGGATATACAACCGGATCTGCATCTGAAGTTACTCTTGAGGGTCCCCAATTAGGATGAGCCAACATTGCAGCGTTTAGACCTACCGTCACATCATACCAGTTGTCTCCTGCTTGGGCCACATAAGATACAATATATGCGATGTCATTCTTTGTATCATCAACTCTTAGATAATAAACATCACCGGAAGTAACAGGATTTGGTATAAGAACATGGGCGGAGACATAAAATCGAGTGTTTCTTGTTATTTCTCCTCCTGGCGTTGGATCCCAAGAATATGGAGGTTTTCTTTGTGAAATATAAACATCCAGATTAATCGTGGTAAAATCTACTGATATGTCCGAATAATCAACATCAACCGACATATCTGGCTTAATAGTATCATACCCTTCAGTTATCTTTCCAAATACAACCGCATTGCCGGATATCAACTCCATGTGTCCAGCTTTTATTGGCACATAGGTAAAGGGTATGGCTATCGCTTCGGCAGCGATTTGTTCTTTAATCCTGTCGTTGTAAAACTTTATGTCAATATCTTGATTATGTCCGTAAAGCATCTGACATTTAACTTACATAGATTATCCCAAGTGAGTTCCATTCTATCGTTGAAGTGCCGTTTGTGACAATCTGGTTAGTGGTAAAATCAATGATACATCTTATTGGAGATGTTGACAAACTTCCTCCTACAAACGCATAGACACATCCATAGCGGTAACTTAGTGTTGCCGAAGGACCTATAACAACATTGGCCGCATCGAGGAAAGCATTGTTCCCATCATAGGATTGCACTCTTCCGGTAATAGGCATACCTTCTACTGGATAAGGTCCACTGGCTGCGATCCTCCTGTCTACAACACCACTCTGTCCTGCGAATTGGTGTTGTGCGGGATCGGGTGTATATTGGTCATTAAGAAGCATAAGTCTTAAATCTTCTGCTACCCAGGCATCAACTATTGCCTTTTTTACAAATCTTGGTACTACGCTTGCCATGATATTTCGTTTTTAATTAATTCAAAGGTTCTGTCCATAAAAGTATTGTTAAAGTATCACCTGGAGATGATGCAACTGTCATATTTACTGAGAATGGTCCATTAGATTCCATGTTATTCATCTCAATGTAAGTCGGGGTAACGCCATAAACATATCCGGAATTATTTCTTCTAATCATTATTCTCAAATTCAATAACGCACCTTCGCCAAATTGTGAGTGCCAGGGAATACAATCAAATACAACCAATGTTGATCCTACTGCATTATAAGCATTATACTCATCAATATACATGTGAGTTTCACTTGGATGATTAATAACATTAACAGATATTGGTAGCGGTGCAGCTCCCTGGGTTACGGTTAATAAGACGTTATTCAAATAAGGAGTATTATCCTCTATCGTAATTACACCGGTCCTCTCTGCTCCGTTGTTCTGAGAATTTGGGTATAATGCCAGTGTTGTTCCGGAAGCGATCTGGCCTCCTTCCAGTACCTCTACCGCATCATCGTCATTCCAGACAGTCATCCATGCCGGTATATCCCTGACAAACATCGGTATTGTTGGAACTGAATGGGTAATAGTTGTTTCATACTTGATACCGACTCCGGGTGCGCCAATATATTCAAATGCTCCTATGGACGGTATCGCGTTCCAACCATAGCCATCTCCGTCATAACCATTGGCACCGCCCAGGTTAATCCCGGCATTTCTTAGATCTGAACCAGTTTCTAGGTGCAAAAAATCTAGCTTCGGCAAACTACCATCACTTTGTCTTACACCATCTAGGACTGAATCTATAAGACTTTTAAAATCCGCATCTGTAACTGTAACTACACCATTCCATGAATTATGGTCATTGGTTGCTCCGGCTGCTACTACGGCATTAACATTACTGTTTGAATATGCAATATTGTTTCTTAGGATATTTGCGATACCAAGTGGTCTGTTAAATTCAAAGCCGTTATAATTTCCAAAGGCCACATTGTTATATAACCACATGATGCAACTGAAATCTGCCGTATTCTGGTCAAATCCATTAACCATATTTCTAACAGCCAATGAATTTTTTACGGTTCTCAGATGTTCGGTTGCATGGTCAGTAAAGCAAGGTCCTAGTTTAAATCCATTGCCATCAGCCCCACCACCATAAGGAGTTATTCCTTCATCACTATACCCATTCCAAAACGCCCAGCATCTATCTATCTCAATATACCCATCGTGGTCAAAGAAATCCCATCCATCATCACAGCAACACCATGCCCTACACCCATAGAAATATAGAAATGTAGAGGTATCTCCACCTGTCGCATTAAATCCGTTTGCATTTTCATAGTTGTGATAAGGATCTGCAAGGTGATGAGCATCACAGTTTCTCCAAGTAATATGATGTGATTGGTTCACTACAAAACCATATCCACCAAGATGGTCCGCATCGCATAATTCGATAGTACAATAAGTACATGTTGTATGGAATATTCCCGACACTCCTCCTGTCTGCAATGCTGTCTGTGCTAGTCCTGTTACTCTTAATCCCTTAATATTTAGATAGTCACAACTATAAACATAGAGTGCAATGATGTATGTATAAGTCGGAACTACATTATCAAGATTTAATACTGGAGATTCGTCAGGATAATTTAAAATATTGATTGGATTTAATGCTGTACCATGAAGATGATGCCATCTGCTAAATGCGGATGCTGAATTGGCATAGGTCGTTCTGTAAATACCTCCTCTGATATATGCTAGATCTCCGGCAACCATTACGTCATCCAATCTCTCCCATGTTTTAAATGGTGAATTAAATGATCCATCATTAGTATCACTTCCCCAGTTTGCTACATAATAATCTGCACCAATATCTGTTGCTGAACCATATATCCTGGCTCCGACCTGCCATGTCCCATCCTGATTTTGATAATCAGTTAGTCTATCAAGATCCCAAGTAGCACCCAACGCTAAACCAGTAAGATATGTTGTTCCAAGGTTTACTCCATAATTCAATCTTGCGCGTGGAACGAAAGTGATGGTATCAAAGAAATTTGGATTTATAACAACCGAATGAGTATCATAACCTAATGCCCTCCATTGCGCCCAAGTATATATTGAACCCAGATAATTGAATGATGGAAGATTATCTCCTTCTTCGCACCAATATATGTTGTAGTCACACTCAAATCCCGTCAGACAGCCGGCATTGCCTACCCAGATACTATTAATCCCTTTATAGACTGTGTAAAAGATATTGTTCTTAATTTTTGCACCGGACGCTGAACCAACGGGACTTATATCTGAATTTTCATAAACCTCTACTAGAGATCTGTTACAAACTGCACTGGTAAGTGAACTGTAAAGGGTGTTGTTATAAATCTTAATCCCATTCATTCCCTTAACAACTATCCCTGGCTTTCCGTTCTTGACGATATTGTACGCAACCATCCCGGATGTATCCGTCATGCCATTGCTCTTGCGTACAATGCCCATTGGCACTCCGTCAAGATAATTGTATTTTACATGGACATTAATGTTGTATCCGGTAAATATTCCGTGCGTAATGATACTTAATGAGGGTGTTCCTCCCCAGACTAACTTGTTTCCGTAAATAAGCGCACCATCGAGATTGTTATTATAAGCATTGACATTCTCATCTCCAGAGCATAGCATATATCCCTGAGTATTTAAAGAAGAAATGAAGTTTCTCCTATAAATAAGATCAGTATCCGTAAGTCTGGGGATATTAACTCCTGTCCAGACCGGGGTATCTGTATTAATGGTTGATGTGCCTTCTATGAGTAATTGAGCCATTGCTTAAGTATCATCAAATTCATCATAATCCCATTCAAATTCATCTTCTGTTGCCAGTAGAAACATGTTTATTGGCGTAGATGTCGGTGTGCCTAATGCCAGTCCCAAAAAAGCTGGTAAGGAAATTCCACTACCCGTTACAATCGGGAGAGGAATTGTAATAACCAGAGTTGTTAATTCTGTCTGTAAAAGCGTATTGGTTTCATAGGCCCTCTCTTCAGCACTAAACTTATCAATTTCTTCAACCAAAAACCATGTTGACGGATCCTGACTGCTCCTGCCGATGATCTTGATCTTCCTGACCTCCTCTGTCCCGGTGTTTACCCTAATCTTAAGATAATTGTTTAGTGAAATAACCTCTGTGGCCAATCCTGTTGCTATCTCTTCCTCTCCGTTGGGCATTGCCACTATACAGGCCGGAGAATAGGTACTCTCTCTCCAGTCCATGTAAACATAGTTATACGCAAACTGAAAGAGAGTCTGTCTTAAGTTATTAATTTTTCGTGTATCATCAGTCTGATATTCAACTGTAGGAGCAAGTTTGGGTGGCATTGGGGCAAAGTAAAAATTCTCCACCTTCATGGTGTAATAGCAATCTTCTACCATACAAAGTCTGGTCCAATATGCTGTCCATGCAATAGGATTATAACCGATGTTAGATATCACGCATTTGTACATGTATTTGCCTTCCGAAATGATCTGGTTCTCATAGTAATAAATATCATCAGTCCATTCGGTAATGCTTGTGTTTTGACCATATCCTATGCCGTGATAATATGAGGTCTTTGCTCTCTCAATGTCTATCTGGTAGATCGGGTTCAGGTTATCAGTCCATATTATCTTTCCATTGATAATTCTGGCATTATAGATTTTATAATCCTCGTCAAAACCTATTGAATTTGCAGCATCATAATAGACAACATTTTGCGCCCTGGTGTCTATGTCCACTTCTATTATCCATGCTGCATGATAATAATTATCAATGTAGAAGAGATATAATTTCCTATTCTCCGGATCAACACATTTACCATTTAGCAAAATGTTTGAGACATACGAATCAACTTCCGGAAACGGACCGGGAGATGACCGTAATAACCTCACAGATAGATAGTGAGATTTTAAAGCAAAAGAATTTATTGCTTCTCCACTATTATGTGCCAGGTCTATTGTCTGTACAAGTTGTCCCATTTTTATGGTGTATCGCCCCAGAATATGTCAAGTAAAAATGCTTCCGCAAGTAACTCTATCTGAGCATCTGTTAATACAATTCCCGATTTAATTATTCCTATTGCTGTAATTTCATACGGTGGACTATCGGAATATCTGACAACCGTTCTATGATAATTAAAGTCAACGAGATCTCCAGTAGTCACTTGTTCCTGTACTCCGGCACCGGTAAACCATAAGTTGTCCTCGTCATCCAATATAAAGTCAGGAGAACTTTCTAGTACAAATAATGAGCCTGAAGAATATGGAATATAATTGGTTGCAAAATCTCTCACCAGGATTGCTATTCTTCTTCCGTCTGTTGCACTTATTAAGTGATCGCTTTCTATTTCTCCAATCCACAGGAAATCTAAGAGATCTATTACGCTTCCCCAGGCCAGAAGATTTATCAGAACGATTGCATCTTGAGTTATAAGATGATAGTAAGATGTCATGCCGGATCCATCTGGTGCTGCATTGGTCCCTGACAAGTCTAGCCTATCACCAAGTCTCCATTCCCCTACTCCCGTAACCGCATCAAATGTTGTAAGGAATAAACTAACGCTGGTAGATATAAGGTTATTGTTTAAGAAATCATAGTTCCGTTGGCCTGCAACATCTGTACCCCATGTCGCATAAGGAGTAACCGAGTCCAGAAGATTTTCAGATGCGTTAAGTATCCTAAGTTTTGGTAATGATGCCGGTAATGTGAGGATTAGTAATTCATTATTCCGCAAATCGAGTATTTCAAGATCTGCAATAGTGAGAGTATTGACAATAAAATTGATTAATGAATTATCATTTGCAATAAAGGACTGCCACAAAACTGTTCCTGTCGGGAATACGATATTATTAATGTTATTATTGGAAATATCAATCGTTCCAAATCTTGATAGGTAAGTCATACTTATCGCAATCAGATTATTATTGGAGATATCAAACTTACCTGCGTTGGTTCTCCATGTATATGGAACTGATATTGCCGTTAATAGATTGTCTGATAGATCTATCTCTGCATAATCTGTCAATGATCCAAATTTCCATGTTTGTAGTGAAATACTTGTTAATAAATTTGAGGACAGATCAATTTTCTCAAGACTTGTACAAACAGGAGATATTGTGATACTCGTTATTTCTACTTCATCTGCGACAATAGATTTAAGATGTGAGCAGTTATAAATATTAATGGTTCCACCACCGGCCAGATAGGTGTGTTTAATTGCTATTGGCACATCATCAAGAAAATACATCTGGCCAACACCATCTCCCCAATCTATATATATAAATCCATCTCCGGTTAATGTCATTTCAAATTCACCGTCAATGGATGTTACTATAACTACATGTATCAAAATACTCGGTACAATTTCATCATATAACCAAAATTGAGTTCTGGTCTTTAGTAACTCATAACCAAAATCTCCATATTTCCCTGCTCCAAGTGCCGAAAAACCGTATGAGTCAACTGCATCTGTGTTTGGAGCCAGCCACCGGACTTCGCCAGGTACTTTTAGTTTGCCTCCGGCTGTTGCCTGTCCTCCAAGATGATTGAATAAGATAAGCCAGTCTGCCAGTGATGCTATCTTCCATCCATCAGGACAGAATCCCGGTTGGTGGATCATCTGCCAATTATAGAGGCCGCCATAAATATCCCTGTTTGCCTCAATATCTCCATAAACCTTTGATCCGAAATAATTCCTGGCATAGTTCTTCTTCATCCAGGTCTGGGTGCCTATTGTTACACTCTCATATCCTTCATAGACAAACCCTCCTCCAATAGAACCTCCATAATAAGTTGGTAGAATAGCGTCAATAATCAGTTCTACCTCACCCTGTAATGTCTCCATAATACCAATGCCCTGCTGCTCCTCGCTTGAGGCAACGCGCATGTTTAAGGCATCGGTATATTCGCCTGGCTGAAGATCGGCAGGGTTATCGTCCTTATTAAGACCTATGTTAAACCTATGGAGGTCCTTGTTCTGCATTATCTCTTCGGTGTTTGCCTTGAGGTACTGAACAACATCTGCCTGTACTCTTCTGCCGTAAAGATATCTTGGAAGTCACGAAGCATCGCTACTGCCTTGTCGTGATTGTCTTCTCTCCTTGCCTTCTCTGCCTGTGATATTCGCGGATCATTCTCTACCATCTGCCAGAGAATATACGTCCTCACTGCCGGCTCTGCTTCTCTGGGTATGGTCGTGGATCCGGTCAGGTTCACTCCGGATGAGATATATTCAAGGACGATATAATTGTCCGTGATGGTGCCTGTAAAGGCGAATGTGCGTCTTTCTCTGTCAAACCGGTATGAAGCATCACTGATACCGCCAGACATCCCGTAAAGGCCTCCTACGAACTGGCCGCATCGGATATGATCTGAGAAATAGACCAATGATGAAGCATCTGTCGTGTCATTTGCATCTGTGTTGCTGAAATTCTCAAGTCCGTCTGTTGATGTCCTGGGGAGAAGGATCTTATCGTGACGATGAATCACCTTCAGTTTCCCATTGGACGGAATACCCACTTTCAGCCAGTCAACAAAGTCTGCCGGCAGAGATACAACCTTACTCGTTGGATCCACGTTTATATAGACAACCTCAATATTATCAAGATGCCAGAGATTGAGTTCGGTATAACCTTCGATAGCCAGTTGCATCAAATGGAAATAATCCCTCATTGTGTAGTCTTTTACCCTGTTCAGGGTTGACATCACAACCTTTCTCAGACTGACTACCCCTGCTATTTTTGGTGCTGCTATACTCATCTCTCAACTTATTGATTAGGCCTGTTGGCGTTCATGTCGTTTACCGTATCCTCCGGCAGTTTTGCCCTTAACAACTCGATGACCTGTTTTACAAGCAGATCTTCCTGTCCTGATGGCATTGCTACATCATCATAATCATCAATCTGATCCAGAGGAACGATCATCTTTACGTTAAAATATGTTAAGGTTGGTGGTGCTATGTATAATGATATCGGAATATGATCGCATTTGAGAATATGCGTTTCAATGCCGGCTCCCGTGTCGTTCTGTTCCAACCGGAAATATGGCGTTGTGTCTGTGGTATAAACTTCCAACTCGCTGAAGATAGGTATTGCGCCACTTTCAAGGTAGGCAAAGGCTATGTTTTCATTTGTTGCAGATGACACCTGCCGGATCCCCATATTGTTTGGTAATTGTATTGGTGGGTAGGGAAGTCTTAAATTGCCTGTCAAGAAACCTCCGACAACTGCATCATTATACAGAGCAAGTGAGTAAGTTCTTGTCCAGGCATCCAGTTGACTATAATCGCTGAACTTTTTACCATTAAGCCATGTCATATAGACGGCCTGATTATAGGCTATCTCCAGATGTTTCTTAATGATCTCCGGATGGTATTGTGATAACATATCATCCGGCAGTTCTGATGCCAGGAAGTCAGAAACAAGTTCAACGAGATTGATCTTTTTCATTTCTTCTTAGATTTCTCAATTTTGCGACCACCGATATCAATCATCTTCTTACCGGCACTCGTCATCACATTTGACTTGAAAGTAGGCTTACCGGCCTTTCTAGCGGTCAGTCTGCCACCCATGTAGGCTTTCATGCCCGTATCAACGAGCCTCTTGCCTCTCTGGTACTGTTTTGTTTTATCTGGCATGATTACTTCTTTTTTGGTGTTTTACCCTGTGTCCAACCGCCTCCCTTTTTTCTCTTAATTCCCGTGCTTGATGAGCATATTGCATAAGCGGAGGATTTGCTTCTGCCCTGTGCCTGTACTTTGCTTACACATCTTTCTAGTTTCTTTGGCATCTCTTTTAGTTTTAAATACCTTGTTGAATTTTCGTATTAGCGTACTGGACGATATCTGCCTCACGGAGATTAACGCCCATGTATTCAAGTATCATCCTTACAAGGTCCATGTGTTCGTCCTGGGGCCACTCAAACTCTGTTGACGATGCGGCATTATAGGTGATGTAACCCTCAAACTGATTATATTCAAAGATAGGTTCTACCGGCCACCGCCAGTATGCAAAGTCAACGGCTGTAATTGTTATCGGATAGATCTGTATGCCGGTGCTACGCATGATACCTATCGGATACATTGTGGTAGGTGCTTTTGTATAATTGCCTCTCCGCGCTGTTCCTTCTGTCTCCCGAAGGATCTCCACCTGTCTAGGTACAGGGATGGACACACCGTCAATGGTAGTGTCCCTATTATACGTTATCTGGTCCCTGTGAGCATAGTCAGACGGATATGGGAGTAACCCTGCCACGCATGCTGTATTTGACAAGAACATCTTGAATGCCTTCATGTCATCAGCGTTCTTCAGAGTTATTTCTACAAATTCTCTGGGAATCGGTCTGCCAGGTTGGTATTCTGCCGGAAGTCCAAACTTCTTCTTATACTTGTCAATGTTGACAACCTTTATCAACTGTCTGAACCGATCAGGACCCCAGATGTTTCCTGCATAGTCCTTATTCAGAATTAACTCTACCAACTCATACATCTCGAATAAGGTCATCGTCTTTAGTATTGAATGAATATTTCACCTTCCTTGAAAAACATCTTACCCGTCTTTAGCGGTATGTTTACCGTATCTCCTGAGATAACGTACCCTTTCTCATAAAAGATCGTCATTCCCCCTTCATACACCCTCGCCCCCTGTTGCCAATACATACCATTCTGTCTTACCAAAGGTACATCTTTCCCAACCTCCCAATGAGCATTAGCAGCAATACCCATATTAAACTCAGTCCAGGTTCCCCATTCCACTCTCCATGATGGTACCAAACTTTCTGTATCAATAAAGTATGGATCTCTTAACTGAGAATGAGTATCATATCCGTGTTCTCTCCACTGGGTTAATGTATGTCTCACTCCGGCAATAGTAAAGATCGGTTCTCCTGCCTCACACCAATAAACATTATAGTCACATTCAAATCCCTGTAAACAATCTTCTTCCATTACGTTGATATTAATAATCTGTCTTTTGGTATAGAAGATATTGTTCTTGATCTTTGTGTTATGTGCCCTGCCGAATGCGTCAGGATGACCGGAGGATGTGTCGGTGTTCATGTAAACATCAATCAGACCGCGCCAGGTTCCGATGCCTGGACCAACATATACCGAATCTTCGCTATAAAAGGTATTATTATAAATCCTTACTCCGTTCATTCCTTTAACTACAACGCCAACGGCAGGAGGATTACGAATGATATTGTAAGCCACTACCCCGGAAGTATCAGTCAATCCATTTGACTTACGAACAATACCCATTGGAACGTAATTGAGATAATTATACATGATCCTTGCGTCCGTATTATATCCTGTAAATATCCCATGAGTAATTGTATTGGCATTCTGATCTCCGGTCCAGTTGAACTTGTTACCAATTATCTGTTCACCACGAAGATTATTGGTATATCCTGACGGCACTTCATATCCTGCTTCCAGCATATACCCGTTTTTGTTACAGGTCTGAACATAGTTGTTCTTAAAGGTGAAAGTCGTAGGAACGGTTTTTGGAAAGACTACCCCATATCCTACATCGCAGTTGATGGTATCAATCTTTGTCTGTCCTTCAATGGTCAAAACAACTTGCGCCGATAAAATCGGCGGCAATAATAACATTATGAATATCAGCCACTTCATTTTATTGTGAATGTATCATTATCGCTAACCCATGTAATCACTCTTCCACCATATCCGGTAGTGGCATGTGCAGGAGAGGTCCATGTCAGCATCATCTTTTCATTATATTGATTATCTGATCTCAGACTGTCCGGTACTGAACTCCAATCATAATTGGCATCAAAAAATGCCTCTTGCTCCGCTACCATTTTGTCTGCCTGATCGTACATATTATTTATCTTGATCCAATTATCAGCAAGTAAATCTCCGGTAGGAGTAATTACGGGTGGTTGTGAATCTTTTGCTGTTACCGTAAAACTAACTTCACTAAAATTATTAAATGCGTCCGTCGCTCTAATCACTACCGTAACCACAGGATTTGTAATGCTCAAAATAGTGCCAGGAGCCGGTGTCTGAACCACGCTCTTAATGCTACAATTATCGGTCACAATAACCATTGGTACATAGTTAGGTAGTGGAGCTTCACAATTTGCCCCAACCATAACATACTGTGGAGGTATCTGCGAAAGCAGACATGTACAACTGCTTGCAAGAAGCATAACCGCAAAAAGAATTGTTAGTTTTTTCATTATCTTATCGTATTATTAGTTTGAATTTTGGTGGAAGAATTGTTCTTAATAAATCCATTGCCTTGGTGCTATCCTGTACGTCTATGTTTCCGTCATTGTTTATGTCAAAAAACTTTAATCCTACAAGGATACATCCAAGGGTATCAACTTTTCTCAGGTCTTTCATAATGGCTCTTTCCAGTAGCATTTTTTCAGATGCGTAGTTGCCAATATGAATGATTATATTAGACCGGTTTGGTACATCCTTTACAAGAAAACATATTCCAAATTTCTGAGAATGTATGCGTTCGCACTCGTATTCACCTGGGGGGATGCAGGAAATATCTTTGTGATTTTCAAGGTACGGCAGTTCCAGGCTCTTGACCTGGGCAACTACCGTATCCTCGTCAATCACCAAGAAACAGCCTTGTGTCTGCTTCTCAAGATAAGATCTGCCAATTACTGCGAACATTATACAGGCTCGCTTTGCTTAAAGAATATCCCGATCAATGCAACAACCCCGGCAATTACCGATGAAATAAGGGGTAAGGCCTGTGAAGATTGTTCGGGTGTAACAATGCCGAAACCTACAAGAACTGCAAACACAAGTGCGATAATTGATAATACTGTCTGCATCCAAGTTGCAGACCATTCTCTTTTTGTACTTTTTGCTTTCATAATTTAACTTTTAAGTGAATACTAATCTATTTTGAAGATCAATGTTTCCTTCTATTGTAGGATGTTGATCGAAGTTTTTATTTGGAAGGTAAAGACACACCTGTTCAAACCATTTGCGATAAGTAAAGTTCCTGTCCAGACAGTTCCAGAAATAGAATGAAAACGCACCGTTAAAAACTCCGTTAATTTCCGCATCGGCAGAAGTTTCATTCTCTGCACAGGCAGAAAAAATAATAACGTCACCCATAGGATGTATTGCCTTTTTTATCCTGTTGTATGAAGGCAAACATTTTTTTGGAGGCATAAAACGAGCCTTGCTATTCAATGCTCTTGGCTTATTCCCTGAGAAGCAACTGTCGAGAATTAATACGAAAGTAACACCTTGGGGAATGTCTTTTAGCAATTCTTCAGTTTCATCGTCAATGAAGTTCCCGTCATAAAGATAAAGTGTTTCGTCCACGCCGTCAGGCTCATCCCCGTGAACATCCTTCACATAACTTCCGTGACCGCTGTAAGCGACTATTATTATGTCACCAGAAACAGCGTTTTGTTTTGCATAAAGCACTTGATCTCTGAGTGTGCGCCTTGTTACATCACTATCCTTAAACGGTCTTATCTGAAAGTCGGGTATTTGACTTGCTGCCAGCAGCATATCATTATTACATCCGTTCAGATCGTTTTTTGAGCCTTTGTAGTCGTTAATTGATAGCAATATTGCGACCTTATTTGAGTGTTCCCACGCTATCGGTTTTCTTTTGAAGCACATTATTTTAACGCATTAACAATATTCCATAACTCGCGCAGTCCAAAATAGTCCAGTAACCCTACGATAATCGCCACCGATCCAATAAATATCAACAATAACGCCCACCAATTCTTTTTCATCCATTGGTAAGGTTTGTGGCTTCCGGTTTTAACGTGTTCTTTAAACTCTAGAACAACTTCTGCCCTCTTGTTGCTTTCTCTCTGTAACTCCGCGACAGTGCCGTTCAGTTCTTTAAGATGTTCCTTTATGTCTTTAAGATCTTTGTTTGTTATCCATGCAGTTGCCGCAAGATCTTTATGCACACCCTTTATGCCGTCTGTTATAGCATTACGGATATCATTATGAGCATTTAGATTGTTTAATTGAATGTCCTCTACGGCTTTAAATATAAGAGTTAGATCTGCCATTTATATCGCTTGATTAATTGTGTACCAATATTCAAATCCATCATATAGAAAAACAACAATGTTTACAACGCCGGCTGTCTCTACATAGGCGAATGAACTGTTAGATTTACGAAATCCATTGAAGACTGGTATGTGTGTTCCATCTCCAATCAGTCTATAAATTGCCCCAAAACCGGGAATAGGTGTTAACACTATGCTTGGCGCGAGCGTGTCGTTTGTAATTAATGTATGTTCACAAACAGTACATCCTCTATTAAATGGAATAGCTACATTATATGATGCTGTCTGTGCATATAAATCGCCAAAATTATTTGCCAATTTTGCTGTTAGAGCTACACCATTATCTCCTACTAATACCGTTTGATTTGCCATATTCTATTTGCTTATGTTAATAACTCTAGTGTTGCCGATAATGCGTTTGTGAGTTCATAAGATAATTCATTCTGAGTAATCCATAAAACATCTTTATCCTCATTATAAGATATTAATGTTGTAGTTGAAGATTCATAAGTTCCTGTTCCACAAACAAATTCGTATGTCAACGTACTTGGATTAATCCTTAAAACTGAAGGCACAACTGTTTCACCCCCTCCGTTAACATAAGATATTCTATTTCTAATTCCACTAAATATTATGCCATTGCTTGTTATTGCATGGTTATCTTTCATTTTATAATTTGAATACCAATCACCAAATCCAGTTTTAGCATCTACCGCATTAGTGGCACATGGAATAAGTAACTTATCAAACTCGGTAAAATCTATAAATCCAAAAGGCATTCGGGCTATAAGTGTTGATTTGTGAATAATATATATTGGAATACACCAATAACCGCCACTGAGTTCTACCGTTATATCTGAAGAAACTAAGTATTCTTGATAAAACATTATGTAATCTCCGCATAATACCAGTCTTCCAAAATATTGTCTTCCAAGCCATGCGGCATCTCGTATTTCAATATTAAAATATATTGATTTGTTATTAAGATCACTCGCGCTGACAACACTTCTTATATCAACAATCTTTACTATTGGATATTGGTTTATAAGATCTTCGGTTCCTGTGTGTAAAACTCCAAGACTATCAGCAAATGAACAATTCATCATTGCACGAATCTCTGTTCTAAATAGTCCAATAAATAAATAATCACCATCATTTCCAAGACCAGACTGCATAAATTGGTCACTCGATTTTAATAATGTAATCAATCTGTCCCTTGCCTCATTATCGCTTTCACCAGACTCTTTATAGATATTAATCCAACTTAAAACCGCTGTCTCTACGGCTGCATTAGAGTAGTTAGCACCCGTTAATCCAAGTTGATTATACCTTAGATCATAAGAATAGGCAAAATTTATATCATAGGCACAATCAATTTTTGTATCAACCAAAATCCCTGTACCCAGATAATTTAACCAATCAATAACGCCAAATACTATTCCGTCCATATAAGAAAGTTGTCTTCGATGTTGTGCTGTATAGTATAATAATGGACTATTAAGAGACATAAAAGTCATATCCAATACGGAAATTGTTTGTTTCTTAATATTTGCTCCGGATGTATTAAGGCCATTTATGAAATCTACTATTATTATTGTACCTGGATAACCAATCAATATTAAATATCTATCATTTACCAATAAACTTGATTCTATACTAATAGGATTGGGTAGGTATGTTTTTTCCGTAAGATCATTAAGATTATAAATAAGTAATGGCTCATATCTGGTTCCGATAACTAAAACAATGTCCTCAACTTCGTAAACATTTTCAGGATATCCATAAATAGCAGTTAAATTATTTAATTCAGTTATTCTTACGAAGATGTGATTAATGTCATTAAAACTTTTTATCTCGGCAGTATAAATATTTTGATTTAGTTCTTTAATATCTATAGCTAAATAAAGAATATCAAAAACATTCAAATATTCAAAATCCTCATAATCATAATAATTGTCTTCATCGGTTAAGTCTAATATTTCTATTGTTCCTCCCTTATCTGTATCATTTAACTCTCTTATAAGAAATCCTAGCGGGTTAGTGTCTGGATCATAATAAAAAGAAGGATCACTAGTATCTACATAAACAAACTTACTTCCATACGGCTGGATTGCATGATCTCCTCTAGGAAAGCATTCATTCCCTTGATAATCCTCTATTATTGCCATCCATGTATCACTATCATCATATCCATATTGATTATGGAAATTGCATAGATAATATGATACACTAGCACTATTTTCAAAATAATAATCTTCTCTTGTAATTATTCCTCTTGTAATATGATTAAATCTATGTTTATCTAGTAGGTCGGGATGGAGGAAATCACCTGTCTCTCTGTCAATATAGTGAGCATACATAGGTCTGGAAATACCCTCATAAGATGCCATCATCAGATATTTATTAACCTGGGCGGCACCAAAACCATAAAATAAACCTACTGCCCACCAATTTTCATCATACGACGCTTCACTAGTAAATACTGTTGTACAATTATGTGGTACTGCCGACAAGCTAGTAAATGATTCAATATCCGTAATATGTGAACCCATGTCTAAGGCCTCATACGGAGAGTCGGTGTTTGATACAAGTATAAAAGCATTAATAATATTATTTAAGTCGGCAAGGCACCATCTATCCTCTCCGGAATAATAACATCTATAAAATACACGAAGATAAATACTTGCTGTTCCTTCATTTATTTTACTATCATCTTCATGTACATAAATTCTGTCAAATTTTATAGTAGTACCTGATGTTCCTACAAGTTGAGGCAGTGTGGCATTTGCAATAATAGTAGCCTTGATATTATCAAACAACATATCATTTGCTCCAGATCCGTGCGTAGAGGCTTTAATGTACTTGCCAGTAAAAATTGACAATGCAAACGTAAATGTAAATTTTATTCCAAATTTTCGTACAGCAACTCTTTCAAGTTCCTCGTCCGTATTATCAAAAACATATTTCCATTGGTTTTCAACAACGGAATACTCACCTATGCTTGGACTATTAGTCCACCCATGCAGAGGAATTATCAAATTCCCATCTTCAGAAATACCCGTTGATTGATATGTGCCGCGACGAGGCTCTATAAAATTAAATAAATACGGAGAACCGATGCCCCACCCATACGGCCTATCGTACGTTGAATTTTTAAGTACATCTAAGAGAGTAAGTTCAAATTTCTCGTTTTTAGTAAAATCCCAAATGTAAATAGTTGGGTCAAAAGTCCCGTTTTGTGGTGCTATAAAATTTCCTAATAGATTACTATTATGAAGATTATATATTGCCTCATTTTCACTAGATCTAACTGGCACTGTAAAAAGTTTTGGAAAAAGTGAATCTGGAAAAATAGTGAAATATTGACCATTTGAAAGTTGAATAACGCAGACATACCTACCATTAAAATCGTATAAATTAACCGCAGAAATTCCAAGTGATAATAATAGTTTATAACTCATATTATTTGCGTTATATTGATAATTCCTAATTCGTCAAGTTTTACCACATTAAAAGTAAGAATAGATGCTGTTGTTAGCGTTGTATATCTCTGTGTTAAACCATCAATGTAAGTATTACCATCCTGACAAACTGTTTCTATGTTTGTATGGTCATAGTTAATATACCAATAAAATATTATATCAAACAGATTATTAATAGCATAATTAAAATTAGCTTGGAAATGGATTTTTACATTAAAATTACATGGAGCAGTAAGGTTAGTAAGTCTAATATTTAAAATCTTATGTCTAAGCGATTGAGCAAAATTAGTTTGGCGATAAATAATATCATAATGTAATTTTGATGGATAGTAGTTTGGTATAATTATATTTAGTTCAGTAAGTTCCGGATAAATCATCATATTGCTTCCAAAATAATGACTAATCACCGGGGATATAATAAAAGGTTCTAGATCAAAACACAATATCTTTCCGTATGCAAGGTTTCTTTTTATTTCTCCATCAATATAAACAGTATCTCCGGGCATAGTGATTAATAACTTATCCTGTGGTGCTGTTATGGTAAAAGTCCTTGGATCTAATACATTGAAGAGAGTTAAGTTTGGCTCAATAGGTAATGAAATTATGTCAACCTGGGCCTCAATAGAATAGGTTTCAATACTTATCCCATTGAAAAAGGTATAATATACTACATTACCCGCAAGGACCGATTTGCCCGGATAATATTCACGAGTACCGCTTACTAACCAGTTTTTGAGAAGTATGCTCATTTATAATAATCCCCCATCTACTATGATCCAAAGATCATCCGCTATAAGAGACGCTCTTGCCGCTTGGCCACCTCCTGCGACTGAATACTTACTAGCAATTTGAAATGTTAATGAGTTTGCAACATCTCCTGCTGCCCATGCAATAAGTGTTGCGTCATAATTAGTAGAAGTTCCTGGTAGATTAATATCAGATGTAACGGAAACTATGTTTGAGAGATTTGTTGCAGATGCAAGAGAAAATCCTGCCAATGACTGTTTAAAACTAGTGCAAAACCTAAGCATAGATGTAAAATCGGTCACTAGAGATGTATTAAAATGCAATACACTACCATTAAATAATGCACAAAACTGGAACATCCTATTCATATCGGTCACATGGGACGTATTTGGATTATCAATATAATTAGCTGTTAAATTAAGGCAGCCATTAAAAACTGAAACCGTTGTTGACCACTTAATATTCCCCCATTGATCAAGACTAGTTGGCTTTGCACGGTCGGTTCCAGTTTCCGCATAAGCAAAACATGAAAGAGAACCCCTTATCTTCACCTGGTAGATTCCTGGTGCAGCATAAACATGTGTTTTTGTCCCTGTTGTGGTAAATGTTTCTTCACCGCCTCCAGCACCCCAGTCAATATAATAATTTCCTGCGTCTTTAGCGGTAACGGGTAAAATAAAGGTATTGTTTGCGCTACCAGGCAGAGCAGTGTTAATAGTCATCTTAAAATAGGTGTCAATGATATTGCTCTCAATACTTTCTATCACACCATTATATGCTACTACATAGAAATAATATAACTCTCCTGCGGTTAATCCTGTGGCAGTATAAGTATTAACATTTGCGAGCGTAGTTCCTTTCTCAATATAATTTAATCCACCATCCGTAGAGATGTAAATACGATAACCTGTTTCGCTTGAAGAAAGGTCTGTCCAAGATAAATCTACCTCCGTATCTCTATAAACTATGGCATAAAGATCTATTGGTCCAAAGAAAGCTGTTACTGTAAAATTGACAAAACTAGATGCCTGATCTCCAGAAATATTTTTAATGGGATTTAAAGCCGGCCTAGTATAACTAACTGAGATAACACCTACATCACTAAATGGAACTGTTGTAGTAAGTGTAACTACTGCACCGAGAATGTTAACACTCCCAATGGTTTTTCCGGCAATAACAAATGCCGTTGTTGCAGGTATGCTTGTTATATCAAGAATCTGATCAAAAGTTATATTAACTTTATCTAAATCTGTATTGGCTATCTCAGCAGATAAAGGATAAGGTCCTGATACAATAGTCCTATTGGCCTTTATGCGGCCACTTGATAGTATTCCCATTTCACTTATTCCTATTTGTTTGAGTCCCATGACCGGTTATTTTAAGAACCAGACCTTGAAGAGTCCCAATGTAGGGACCAGCTTTGTGTATCTACCTTCAAAGATGCAGTATTGAGGATATGTGTAACCGAGATATTTTGGGTTTACAACCCTAGATACGCCTGGTCTGCCGCCTTTTGCAATGACGTACTCCTCCTCCATCTCGTCCATCGTATCGCCATTCTCATCAAGACACATAAATGCCGTGACTATTTTTCCAGTAAAATCGTGTGCTGCCGGGGAGATGATGTCCCATACTTCGGGTGTTCCTGCTCCTCCATTGCCTATTGCAACGTCATTTTTGTTTGTCTGAAAGCCACTCATGGTAGTCTATTTTTTTGTTAAAGTTATAAAAAGCATCAAATATAAAGACAGCGGATGTGCTATTATCCGCTGCCAACAATTTCTATATGAAAGAACATGGTTGTATTTATACAACCGCTTTCGCTCTCTTCGTTTTTCCAATAAGATCCACTGTCTCCTGAAATTCCTTGTTTCCCATGTAGTAATCATACATGGCATCGTTGGGATCCGCTGACGGAGGAACCTTTATTATCTTGGTGGCCTTCTTGCCTTCCTCAAGCCAGAGCCATTCCTTCTTCACCACATCGTATTTAAGGTATCCCTTATCAACGATCTCCTGTATCTTTCCCCTGATGACGATCAGTTCTTCCATATTCGTCATCTCCATGAACTTCTGATGACCGTGTTGCGGGTCACGCATGACCTGGTGTTCTATGGCCATCTTTACCTGGGCAAAGGTGAGGTTATCAACATTCTTGATGAAATAGGCTTTGGCCAGTGCCCTTAATCTCTCTTCTGAAAGTCCAAAGTCTTTGTTCCAGATCATTGTCTTTACACCTGAGATCAGGGATTCTCTTTCTGCCTTTCTCTCTGCATCCGTGATCAGGTCCTCAAACATGAACTTGATAGTTTTGCCCTGGTTCTCTCCACCCTTGCAATACTGTGACTTGGTGTAAAGGAACCACACCAACTCGATATCCGTTTCCTCAAACGGTCTGCGGCCATTAAAACGAAAGTTCTTTGGTGTATATTTTTTCAGTCCGTGTTCTTTGATGATCACGTTCTCTGCATATCTCCACTGATCTGTGCCTAACTTTGTCTTGACTGTTGCTGTCAACGGCCAGGACATTGAGTTTGGTTTATCCGGGAGTTTATTCTGCTTTGATCTGCTCGGAACAATACGTTCCGGAGGGTAGATAATTGTCAACGGCCACTTTCCATGAAAGCGTTCATTGATTGTTTTCACATCTGTTGGTGCCAACTTGTACGGTTCTTCATTCTTGTATAACATAGCCTTTAAGTATTGGTTTAAAAAATCAAAAAGGAGAGAGGTTTTTAAGCCTCTCACCTTTTATGTTAAAGTTAGACTTCCATCAAAACGAACTGGTTGCCTCCACGGAAATGCGCTCCAATATGCGCACGCATGTAGGTGTACCTGCTGTCAAACTCAGTTACCTTCAGTCCTTCACCGGCACCGCCAACCTGCCAGACTTCCATCCTGCGGTTGTACTTGCCAAGGCCACGATAGCGGCATCCAATAGATGACACCATGTTGCCAGATACAGGATCCTTACGTTTGTTGATAGGCATCCAGATACCCATTCTCGGAGCCTCATAACCTGTGGCACCGTAAAGTTTTGGGTTATTGAATACGCCCATCCTCTTCATAAGGAACGTCCTCTCGGACTTCGTGAGGTAGGTGAAGTTCACTGAAGCACTCAGAGCTTCGTTGTTGTTGAAAAGAACACTGTTGGTGGCCTGTTTCGTATAATTGATATTGGTGTTTGCGAAATACGTTACAAGTCCATTCTCAATGTCCTGATGGAGAGATATACCCAAAAGACCAAGGATGTAGTTTCCTGCATGTTCACGGTCCAGGGTATTATCCATTTCATCAAATTCGTCAACATCAAATGCTCCTTGAGCATAGGTCTGCTCGTTCCCTACTCGTCTGATGTAAGGAATCATACCTTCAGTGGTCTTTATTGGCCGGCCCGTGTCCGGGTCTATCAGTCCTGCGTTGGTAGTGATCTTGTTCCACAGCAATGCTCCGTCAATTTTCAGAGCCATGCGATAGTCAATATCTACCTGTCCAAGAAAATAGTATGCAGGGATAGCCTGTCCACGACTGGTCACGTTGAACCATGTCTGGTTGACCATTTCTGTTCCGGTGTAACCGATGGTTTCCTTGATGATCTGAGCCACGTTGTCATACCTCCAAACGCCACGAATGGCACCATCTGGCTGACCTGACCCTTCTGACCATGCATCTGTGAAAATCACAAGTTCTTCACCTGCGGCAAGAGCCGGGAACTGGTCTGATACCTCGTTAGGCTCAACGGTAAGAACCGGTGCGCCAGGAACGGTAGTGTCAATGTCAATGATCGAACCCGGAACTTCATTTGGGAATAGGATCTGATCCCAAAGTCTTGGATAGAAGTTATTATTCACATCAAGGTCCTGTGCATCCAGGGTGAAGGAGATAGGATCTCCTACAGCCGGTTGTACAACGGGATCAAGGACATGTATAATCTCATGTATCCTGTTCTCTTCCCAATGTCCGTATTCGTCAAGTGATACCTGTTCCTCAAATCCCATTGATCTGAGTAACTGGAAATACGATGCTCCCTGATCGCCAAAGCGACTGAAAAGCACGTTCAGATTCTCCGGTTTATGAATATCAAATCCGGATACAATGTCTGAGGCATATATTTGTGCGATTGCTTCTGGTCCCATTTTATAGGATGTTAATTGTTAAACATAAATATTTGCCTCTCACTCTACTGTTATCTCCGGTCCATCTCAGCCTGGAATGCCTTCTTCTTGGCCTCTTCTTCTTCGTTTATGTCTCCACGATCTACGAGAGGCTGATCATCACCGCCCAATTTTGATGGGTTGTGATAATACTTTAAACTTTCCTCTTTTGTCAGACTTCTTGCCTTCTCAAAAATAGCATGATTGGCAAGTGCTTCATTTCTGGCCTTGATTTCAGAATACATAAATCTTGCTATTATGTCAATGTTTTTCTCATTAGCTTCCATCTGGTTGCTGATAGCAAAATCCAATGCGTCTTTCTGAACGGCCTTTAATGTTTCAGGGGGTACAACAAAGTTTATAATAGGTTCTTTGCTGTTCGGCAGGAAATAGGGTATCGTAGATAACTTCTCTCCCATTGCCTTGTTTGCCCTGTCCCAGATAGTGTTTGCCTGGGTAGTCTGTTCTGGAGTCCATTGAATGATCTTTGGCTGCTCTGGTTCCGGTTCGGGGATAGTCAATTTCCCCTTTAATGCTAGAAGCATTGCTTTAGCCTTGGCTCCCTCTTGGGCAAGGCCAATTTTGTTTACTTCCAGATCTTCTTCGTCCACTTGTGAAGGATCCACATTATAGGTTTTCTCTATATGCTTGCGAAGTTGTGGCTCCTTTACTATGAGTTCCGGGTTTTCCAACTGTCTTGCCAGGATAATTGCGTTCATGTAGTCCATGTTCGCAATGTCAGATCCGTGCAAGCGGTTGAATACATCAAAACTCTTGATGCCTGTCGTTCTTACAAACTCGTTGAACAAAGCCACATCATCGTTTGCAAAGTTCGATTTCGGTTTTGTCGCAAGTTTGCCGGAGAGATCGTTCTTCTCTGCGGTAAGTGCGTCAACCTGTTGTCTCAACTGGTCGGCCTCTTTAAGTCTTTCAGGAATATTGATTTTTTTCAACTCTTCAACTGATGAAAACTGATCACCGAAAATCTCTTTCAGTATGCCAGTCGCATCAGCCGGGGGTGCTGCTTCGCTCTTGGGTGGTACCGGCGGTTGTGCCGGTGGTTGAGGTGGTGCCGGTTCTCCGGCAATTTGCCGCATGATATCCTCTGGATCCACGCCCTCAATACCTTTTAACGCATCTAATTCTGCTTCTCTGCCTTGTAATCCTGGTTTTGTCATAGCAATGAGTTTAGTTACAAATATAGTTTATTATGCCGATTGTGCTACTGGTGCCTGTGATGCTACTGCAGTCTTTTCGATGGCGTTCATCGTTGACTGAAGAGCAATCTTTTCTTTCTCCCTGGTGTGATTCAGACCTGCGTATTTCTCTTCCAATTCTTTTAACGCAGTCTCAAACCTAATCTTTTCGTCAGTCTCAAACCTAATCTTTTCAAGTTCACCCTTCTGCTTTGACTGTATGCCTTCCAATTCTCTTTGCTTGTCCAGCATCATATTTTCTCGCTGAAGCTGCAACTGCTGTTCTTTATTTTTTGTACTCCGATAGTTGAGAAATGCTTCTGCATATTTGAGATTTCCGTTCTCAAGTAATCTCTCTATAAGCAAAAAGTCAGGTAACTCGATTCCTTTGTTGCCATCCCTGTCAGTTGCCATAGCCGCTATCGCTGCCTGGCGAATGGTTTCTTTTCGTTTCTCGGTAGGTTTGGCCTCGTACTTGATATAGTAATTGGCATCAACGACATCGGCTCCAACACTGATGATCTGTACTCCGGCCCTGCCCAGAACCGGTACATAGCCATCGTATGCCTTCTTGTTGTGCTTTATGAGTAACTGCATACGAAGACATACATTCTTTGCCACCCTCTCTTTTGTCGTGATATAAGCGTTATAGATAGGCCGTAAGGCATTGTTTGTAGCAGCAATAGCCAGTTCTGATCCGCCAACGGATTGTTCCGGATTCGGATTAGACGCATCTGCGACTTGGTTGACACCTGTTACCTCCCTGATGAAGTTGATATACAGGTCAAAGATCTTAATAAACTCATCAAGCTGCTGGCCCAGACCTCCACTGAGTTCCTGAATAGGCCGGTAGCCTCCCGGTATGTTTGGCTGACCCTTGTGGGTCGTGGCTTTGTAGAGTAAGTCTCCACTCTGCTTCCGGATCTTCAATATTTCCAAAGGCTCCATCTTGTTACCGCCAAGTTTCATATTCTGAAGGGCGGTGTATTCGATAGAGATACCGGGAGGGGCGGCCATCGCCAGCGCATTTTGCAGCTTAATGTGAGCCAGTGCTATCTGGTGCAAGCACGGCTCGGCAGACATAACGATTGACTTATCTGGTCTTTTATAGAAATGATAGGATAATGCTACCTCTTTACCCTCTGGCCTGGGTATGTCGTGTTGTAGGCCGAAATCATACATAACGTCTGTTCCAATAACCCACTTAGCCTTGTAAACGACATGAATATCATAGACATTTGTTTTCTTCTTCTCTGTGTCTCTGACCATTCCCCAATCTTCTTCATAAGTAAGATCTTCGCCATATTGTGTTTTCCTGGTAGTCCAGTATTCGCTATTGACTGACTTCCATTCAAAATCCAGGACATCAATTTTGAAATTACCCCATTTATAAGTAGCATCCTCGCAAGAAACACCTATGTCAAGATCGCTGAGAGTAATGTTACCATTAATCCCGTTGTATTGTTTTGCCAGTTTATTAATAACTGTCCGGTCAACACTTGGATCCTGCTTAATGATCGTTTCTACGGTTTCCTGCACAATCTCCCCGGCATATCTCATGTTCCTGTGATCGTAGGAACTGGAATACTGGCCTACAAACATGGCGGGATCCACGTACCTGGTCTTTACCTTTCCAACATAGTTGTCCGTATAGTCTTTTACACAAATGGCGTTGAATGTAACCATGTCACGGACCATCTTCATCTTTGTCTGTTTCCAATCGGAGATGTAAAAGGTATAATCAAGACCCTCTTCCATCTCTGTCTCCCGGCTCAACTTAAAGCCTCCCATGCTTGTGTAGAGATCCAGTTCCTCAACACTCTCCGGCATAAACTTCTTTCTTTTTTCCAGGCCCAGGCCGGCTTCGATCTCATTCACCATATCTGCAAACTGCATGTCAAATGCGGTACGCAACTTCTGTTCTTCTTTTTCCTTGCTGCTTTTTGGGTCAACGGCTGTGGCTACAACCTGATGCTCTGTCTGCTCCATCATGCCCTCGATCACGCGCATGAACTTTGGCATTACTGAGAATACGTCAAAGTCCACGTTCATGTATCCTTCCATAGCACCATCTTCCTCACTCTCATCCAGAAGGATCTTTTGATACTTCAAAACATTCTGGTTGCCGTTGGCTAGGTCACGGAGTTCCTGTATCTCTTTAAGTCTGTTGTAGGGAATACATGTGAGGTTTTTCAACCATTGCGAGACAATGGCCTCGGCCCATTTTTTTGCCCAACTCTTCCCCTTCTTTTTCGGATTAATATTATCGTCTGGGAACGGATATGAGCCTGTGCTATACTGGTCGTATGGTACTACCATTCTTAAAAATTTTTATAAAGTTAGATTTTTATTTCGGCTTGTAATATCTTTTCTTGATGTAAGCGTCTATCTCGTATTCCTGTTCATCCAACTTCGCCATCTCATCATAGATGCCGTGTGTGCCAAGCAACGCATATCCGCCTGCCGTAAACAGGTCATAGTTAGTCATATCTTCCGGCCCCTCAATGTCTCTACATTCTTCCAGGACTTCGATATGTTTTTCCGTATCTGCCTCGTTCTCTATCCAGGTCATCCATTCGGTGAAGATATCCTGTTTGATCTTTTCGCTGGTCTGCCCTCCGGGTGTCTTGCCAAACTCAAAGGTTTTTGGATCCACTTTGTAGAGCAAGTATCCACCATATCCTCTTTCATCAAAATAATCCCAGAGAAACGGTACGTTTATTTCCGGAAACATCTGTACTCCGTAATAGACGCACATCTTTATCATGTCCTCGCCATATTCATTCTTGTCAAATGTCCTGTTGGCATAGGTACATGCGAAGTTGCGCCTCAGACTGAAATCGCCATCCTTAAGTTTTCCTTTCTTAACAACGGCACCGCCACCCTTTGATTTGCGGTTCCCCTCTGTCTTATTGAACTTAAACGGGTCCCCTCCGGCCACACCCCATTGAGTGTTCCCTGGCATCCATGTCTCTTCGTCCTCGCTCCAATATTTGCGATTTGCCTCTCTCTCTTCAAGTTGGTGGCTTACAACGAATTTTCCAGTAGGCTTTAGACGAAAAACGACATCCGAATCTCTTTTGTTATCCTTCCACTCAAAATCTCCCCTGGTTGTCATTGCACGGCTGAATGACAGGTCATCAATGTATGTCTCCAACTTATTCATATTGAATCCGGATGACTTTGCTGCTGTGCGGAAACACTCTGCAAACCTTATCGGGTATAGCCGGATCTCTTCCGAAAGACCTTCCTGGTCTCCGGCATCTATATAACCTTTCCTTCGGTTTAGAAGATATTCTCTGGCTCCGATCTTATGTCCGATATACTCTGCCTGGCGTTTATTTGGTGTTCCGACAACACTCATCCCATACTCGTCAATGAATCCCTGTAACCCATCGTCCGCAGGAATGAATAAGACTGCCAGTCCGGATCTCGTTTGCCCGTTTGGAGTCCTGATGTAGTAATCACTCATCATGCACTGATGTTTGAATACACGGCCACCACCACGCTCCATCTCGCCAACGGTTGAGGTTTTTATAGTATATCCAATGATCTCAGATCCCATGACCAGACACTCTTTGACAACCGTGTGCCGGTCCCAACACGACAGACCTTTCTTTAATTTACCAACCTCGTCATCGTGATGGAAGTACAGTTTATCTCCGTCATAGGCTGACGGATCGGCCATTTCGTAGTTTATGCCAGACTCAAGACCCAGTTCTGATGTTGACAATGCTCCCCGGCTTGACAATCTCTTTGCCGGTGGAGAGAAGGATAGTTCTGATTTTGGAGAGGTAGATCCTTCATAGTTAGGTTTGAAGAAGAATGGCAGTTTTTTCCAGGGTCCTACAAGGTGTCTCAGGAAGCATTTGCGGGACTGTTCATCATTCATGGATTGGATGCCTCCCCAGGCTCCCATCGTGCGACTGATGATCTCGTAGTTGATACACTCGGCCTTATATGTGGCTCCTTCCCTACGGTGTTTGGGATAATTGAACCCGTAAAACAATCTTTTGCCAAACTCTATCCACTCATATTCCCCGGCATTGTTCTTTACCGCAAACCCCTTTCCATCGCATCTGGGTGCTTTTGTCTCATTAAAGATCTTTCGTGCAAATAAGAAGAACCTGCGGTCTCTGTCCCTGTATTTTGGCAGTCCAACGTCAATGTTCCACCACGCGCAATAGAAATAGTGCCATCCATCTATGTATGTCGGCACCCCGTTGTTAAAGAACCAGTATCCATTGAGCCTGTAATACCAGGATTTTTTCATAAACTCTATCTCATGCTCGTAGATATCCTTGTTATTCTCTATCTCGGCCCAGATCTCGTCAAGGGTTTCATATTTTATCTGAAGTTCCTTGAGTTTTT